AGGATTAGGCGATAGCATTGCTAAATTCACTAACAAAACAGGTATTAAGACCGTTGTAGATAAAATATCAGACGGTCTTAACATACCTTGTGGTTGTGATAAAAGACAATCATGGTTTAATAAAAAATTTCCTTACAACAATGGCATTTAAAATAAACCCTCCGTTCGATTTAAACAAAATGAACACGTCTGTATTTGAAAGAGATATGGGTGATGATCCTGTTTATGCGCGAACGCCTAAAAATGGAGTTATTATTTTAAATGAAGATTTACTAGATGATCCAGTAGAAATGCAAAAAACATTAGCTCATGAGCAAGTTCACGTTGATCAATACAAAAGTGAAATAAAAAATCCAGGTAGTGGATTAGATTATGAGGTAAATTCTGAAGGAGCTGGTAAAGTAATGTTTAAAGGAAAAGAATATGATTACTCAGTAATGCAGGCCGGTAAAGGTCCTTGGGAAAAAGATGCTCAATTAGCAGAAAAAAAATTAATGCAAAAAAACAAACAAACGTAATGGATAAAAAAATGAAAACAAATCAAGACGGTGGTGGCGAAAGTTCAACAGCCCCTGCTAACGAATTAAAAGCAAACCAAAAAGGTGCAGCTAAATACAAAGGTGCTCATGATTATGATACATCTAAAGGTTCTCACGATCACCCACATGGTGCTGCAAAAATGGGTTACTCTCAATCTTTTGGAGCTGCAAGAATGAATGGTTATGCTAAAGGAGCTGCGAAAGTAGCTAGTGTAATGAGTTTTGGAGCTTCTAAGTACATGAAGCATGGAGCAGCTGACACAGGGCACGGTGGCCCAGAAGGTCATACTCACCCTACAAAAACAATAACCTCTAGAAATACTAGTGGTGGTGGAAGTACTTCTTCTAGCTCAAACACTACTGGAGGCGATAATTCTAGTTCTTCTAATTCTAACTCTTCAACATCAACAAGAACAAACTTTAGCTCTGACCCTGTAGAAAGAGCAAAGCAAAAGGAATGGATAGCAAATAATCCAGTAAAGTACAAACAAATGTTGGCGGAAAAAAAGAATAAAAATAGTTCTGCGAATGTAACGACGTCTAGTAGTTCATCTGACAATACTAACGCTGGTAACAGTACAACTACTTCTAATACAACTACATCACCAAACTCAATGGCTGAGACACTTCTTCAAGCTAATATTGGAAATGAAAATAGAGCACAGACTTTGAATTTTGATAGAGAAGAGGCAAATATTACAGCCGCTAATGATTCTATTAACTCTGCTAATAAAGCGTTAGATAGATTGCCTAGACATAGACAATTAACGCCACAAGGACAGAGGTTCGCAGGTAGAGCTGGAAGTCAAGCAGCTGCACAATCTAGACTTAAGAGCGGTCTTTTCAGTAGAGACGAGGTTGTTAAAATGTATAGAGGTGGTCAAAATAAACAATAATAAATTTTGAAAAAAATAATTCAATGGCTTACAGGTGGCGTCATCAAAGAAGTTGGTGACGTCATTGATAAGCTTACAACCACGAAAGAAGAAAAGCTGCTAATTAAAAAGCAAATCCAAGAAATCATGGATAAGGCTAACGCTGAGGCAGAGAGTCAAATAACAAGGCGTTGGGAAAGCGATATGAAATCAGATTCTTGGCTTTCTAAAAACACACGACCTATGGCTTTAATATTTTTATCTATTATGGCTATAGCTTTTATATGGGTTGATAGTCATCATGAAATATCTTTTACTGTAGAACAAGAGTGGATTGGATTATTAAAGCAGTTACTTACAACTGTTTATATAGCTTATTTTGGATCACGAGGCGTGGAAAAATTCAAATCTATAAGTAATAATAAATAGTAAGAGTATTAATTAAATTAAATAAAATCTAATAAAATGAAAAAACTAATATTATCATTATGTTTATTCTGTTCTATTTTAATGTATTCACAAGATAGAAAAGAATTTGCTGGAATATGGCAAGACATCAATAACGATGAAACTGTTTTAGTTGTGTATCACGACAAGATTATTAAATCTTTAAAATTTTGGAACTTTAAGTTAGGTGACAAGTTTAACATTAAAGAAAGTTTTTTATATGAAAAAAACGGTTTAGTTCAAACAGAGTATGAAGACAATATTAATAATGTAAAATTTATTACCGAGTACAGATTAGAAGATAATATATTAACAAAAGAAGCGAATGGTATGCTTCAACAATTCACTAAATTAAATTAAATAAAATGGCAGAAAGCTTTAAAATTACAGAAGAAGAGTTAAAAGTTGTTCAAGAACAACAAGTAAATTATCAAAAAATAATAGAGCAATTAGGTTTGTCTGACGTGAGAAAGCACACGCTTTTATCTCAATTAGACGTACTACTTCCTAAAATAGAAGAAAACAAACAAGCTCTTGAAGACAAATACGGTTCTATTAATATAAACATACAAACAGGTGAGTACACTGAAATAGAGAAAGATGATGATGGTGAAACAGCTGTTGTTAAAGCTGAGGACTAATGACTAACGTAATAAGAAAAATCAGTATAGGTGCTGATTATAAAAGCGATGCTATGCACTACTCTGTTGGACAAAGTGTCTATGGTGGTCATGAAATTGCCTATATAACTCAAGACCAGAAAGATAATTCTTATAATATTCACATAAAGAAAAACAATGAGGTATTGCCGTGGAAGAAGTTTAATTCTAACATGGCTATATCCATTGAATATGATTTAGAGTATTAATGAAAAGCCTTTATGATTTTATAGTAAAACCTCTAGGTGATACTTATGAAAATAAAAAAACAATAGGTGACAAAGAACTTATATTAAATACTAAAATTGAGAGTTTTAAATTCGTAAATAATGTAGCAGAGGTTATTGAAACTCCAGCTGCTTATGAAACTATTATAAAAAAAGGAGATTTAGTGTTAATACACCATAATGTTTTTAGAACTTTTTATAGTATGCAAGGTGTAAAGAAAAAATCAAGATCTTACTTTAAAGATGATCTGTTTTTTTGTGCTCTTGATCAAATATACTTATATAAAAATAAGAACAAATGGAAAGCTGTAAACGATAGATGTTTTGTTAAACCTTTAAAATCTAAGGACAAATTAACAACAAATAAAGAACAGCACCTTATTGGTATACTTAAAATAGGTAATAGTTCCTTAGAAGCGCTAGGAATAAACGAGGGAGACTGTGTTGGTTATACTCCTTATGGGGAATATGATTTTAATGTAGAGAACGAGCGTTTATATTGTATGAAATCTAATGATATTGTAATTAAATATGGAAATAAAGAAAACCAAGAAGAGTATAATCCAAGCTGGGCAAGTAGCGGTTGAAGAACTAATAAAGGTCGCTAAAGAGCCCATTATAGATTTTGGCCCTGACATCTCAGCAGATAGACTTAAGAATGCCGCGGCTACTAAAAAATTAGCTATATTTGATGCCTTTGAAATATTACAAAGAATACAAGAAGAAGAAAATATTATAAACGAAAAACCAAAAGAAGTTAAAGAAGAAAAAGCTTTTAAAGGTTTTGCAGAAGGAAGATCTAAATAATGTATACGCAAGATCTTTTTACTGTTGTTGAAGACCACATAAAACCTAAAGTTCTAAAAAGAATGAATAGGTATAACAAGTGGGAGTATGGTTATAATGAAGAACATGATATAGTTATTATATCTAAAACAGGAAAAATAGGTGAAATATATAAAATACAAAATTTATATATAGGGCTACCTGAGGTTCCTAAAGATGTTGTTAAATTTAAAAACAACAAATGGAATAGAGAAACACTACCAGTTGATTTCAAAAAAATCAAAACAATTTTTGATTGGGAAGAATACCCAGTTGATTTTAAAGAAAAATGGTATGATTATATTGATAAAGAATTTAATAGAAGAGAACAAGGTTTTTGGTTCTATAATAAAAGTGTGGCTACTTACCTTACTGGTACTCACTATATGTACCTGCAGTGGTCCAAAATTGATGTTGGGAAACCAGACTTTAGGGAAGCAAACAGATTATTCTTTATATTCTGGGAAGCTTGTAAAGCCGATGTCAGGTGTTATGGAATGTGCTATCTCAAAAACCGTAGATCGGGATTTTCTTTTATGGCATCAGGAGAGGTGGTTAATCTTGCAACTATTAATTCCGATTCACGATACGGAATATTGTCCAAATCTGGGGCCGACGCGAAGACAATGTTCACTGATAAAGTCGTACCAATATCGGTCAATTATCCGTTCTTTTTTAAACCGATACAAGACGGAATGGACCGTCCCAAAACCGAACTTGCCTATAGAGTACCAGCGTCCAAATTCACCAGGAGGAAACTCATCGCCAACGAGACCGCGGCCGATCTCGAGGGACTCGATACCACTATCGATTGGAAAAACACGGGCGACAATGCCTATGATGGGGAGAAACTCAAACTCCTCGTCCACGATGAATCCGGTAAATGGGAGAGGCCGAACAACATCCTCAACAACTGGCGCGTTACGAAAACCACCCTTAGATTAGGTAGTAGAATTATTGGAAAGTGTATGATGGGTTCAACATCTAATGCTTTAGACAAAGGAGGTGATAACTTCAAGAAATTATACTATGACTCAGATGTTACAGAAAGAAACGCCAATGGACAGACTCGCAGCGGACTCTATTCTTTGTTCATACCTATGGAATGGAACTACGAAGGATACATTGATTCTCATGGCGTACCTGTATTCGACACACCAAAGAAACCGGTTGAAGACCCTCACGGAGTAAAAATAAAACAAGGGGTAATAGAATATTGGCAAAATGAAGTAGATGGTTTAAAGCAAGATCAAGACGCTTTAAATGAATTCTATAGACAATTTCCAAGAACTGAAGAGCATGCTTTTAGAGACGAAGCTAAATCTTCGTTATTTAATTTAACTAAGATTTATGAGCAAATAGATTACAATGGTGATGTTGGTAAAACAAAGCTAGTAACAAGAGGAGATTTTTACTGGGAAAACGGAATAAAAGATACACGAGTTCTTTTTGCACCTAAAAATAATGGTAAATTTTATTTATCATGGGTGCCAGATGTTAGTCAACAAAATAAGATTATAATTAAAAGAGGTATAAAATACCCAGCTAATGAACACATGGGAGCTTTTGGATGTGACTCTTATGACATATCAGGAACAGTGGATGGCAGAGGTTCTAATGGATCTTTGCATGGTCTAACTAAGTTTAGCATGGAGAACGCTCCTGCGAATCATTTCTTTTTAGAATATATAGCAAGACCTCAAACCGCTGAAATGTTTTTTGAAGATGTTTTAATGGCTTGTATTTTTTATGGAATGCCTATATTAGCGGAAAATAATAAACCTAGATTACTGTATCATTTTAAAAGAAGAGGTTATAGAGGTTTTGCAATGAATAGACCGGATAAATTAAAACTATCTATTACAGAAAGAGAGATAGGTGGAATACCTAATTCATCAGAAGATATTAAACAAGCTCACGCAGCTGCTATAGAATCATATATAGAAGATTTTGTAGGTTTAAAACAAAATGGAACATATGGAGATGTTTACTTTCAAAGAACATTAAACGATTGGTCTAAATTTAATATAAATAACAGAACAAAACATGATGCTTCTATAAGTTCTGGCCTAGCAATAATGGCCTGCAATAAAAACAAATATAGACCAATACCTACAATTACAAGAAAAACTTATGATCTTGGTTTTAAAAGATATAATAATAAAGGAACAATGTCAAAAATAATTGAATAAATGAAAATGTACACTAACTCAAATAGCGCCTTTCCTAGTCAGGTAGTACCGGATTATGAAAAAGCTTCGTTAGAATATGGTTCACAAGTGGCGCAGGCTATTGAGACAGAGTGGTTTAATCAAGGCCGAACTAATGGTAATAGATATCTTACTAGTTTTAATAATTTTCATCACTTAAGATTATATGCTAGAGGTGAACAACCTGTTCAAAAATACAAAGATGAACTATCAATAAACGGTGACTTAAGCTACTTAAATCTAGACTGGAAGCCAGTTCCTATATTATCTAAGTTTGTTGATATTGTTGTAAACGGTATATCTAGTAAAGAATATGACATAAAAGCTTATTCTCAAGATCCTGCTTCTGTAAAGAAAAGAACTATGTATGCAACCGCTGTTGCAGAAGATATGTTTGCTAAGGAACAAATGCAAGCTGCTGAAGATTTACTAGGAGTTCAATTACAAAGAACAAGTATTCCTCCCGCAGATTTACCAGAAACAAAAGAAGAATTAGAGTTACATTTACAGTTAAGTTATAAACAAGCTATTGAAATAGCGGAAGAAGAAGCTATAACGCAGACTTTAGCTAAAAATAAATGGGAACTTACTAAAAGAAGATTAAATGAAGATCTTGTTGTATGCGGAATAGCATGTGCAAAAACTAGTTTTAATGTAGCTAATGGCATAACTTTAGACTACGTTGATCCTTCTTATTTAGTATACTCTTACACAGAAGATCCTAATTTTCAAGACATATACTATGTTGGTGAAGTTAAATCAATAACTATACCAGAGCTTAAGAAGCAGTTTCCTAATATTCCAGAAGAAGAATTACAAAGAATTCAAGAAATGCCTGGTAACAGGCAGTATATAACTGGGTGGGGCAACTATGACAACAATACGGTTCAAGTAATGTATTTTGAATATAAAACTTACATGAATCAGGTTTTTAAATTAAAAAGAACTGAAAACGGTTTAGAAAAAATAATAGAAAAAACAGACGAATTTAATCCTCCGCCAAATGATGGGTTTGAAAGAGTCGGTAGAAGTATAGAAGTATTATACACTGGAGCTAAAGTGTTAGGAACAAACACAATGCTTAAGTGGGAGCTAGCAGAAAATATGACAAGACCAGCTGCTGATACTACTAAAGTAGAAATGAATTATTCTATAGTTGCGCCAAGAATGTACAAAGGTAGAATAGAATCTATTGTAAGTAGATGTACAGGTTTTGCAGACATGATACAGTTAACGCATTTAAAGATGCAGCAAGTACTAGCTAGAATGGTTCCAGATGGGGTGTTCTTAGATATGGACGGTTTAGCAGAAGTTGATCTAGGTAATGGAACAAACTACAATCCAGCTGAAGCGTTGAATATGTATTTCCAAACAGGTAGTATAGTCGGTAGATCACTGACACAAGATGGTGATCCAAATAGAGGCAAGATACCTATTCAAGAATTACAGTCATCTGCTGGTGGTCAAAAACTAGCAGCTTTAATACAAACGTATCAATACTATTTACAAATGATACGTGATGTCACGGGTCTTAACGAGGCTAGAGATGGTAGTTTACCTGATAAAGATGCTTTAGTAGGTCTTGCTAAAATGGCAGCTAATCAATCTAATATAGCTACAAAACATATAAATCAAGGTAGCTTATATATTGCTTTAAAAATATGTGAAAACATATCTTTAAAACTAGCAGATGCTTTAAGTTATCCTTTAACAGCTAATGCTTTAATAGAAGGTATATCTATATATAATGTAGAAACATTAAGAGAGATATCTAATTTAAACTTACATGACTTTGGTATATTCTTAGAGCTAGAACCTGACGATGAAGAGAAAGCTCAGCTAGAACAAAACATCCAAGTTGCCTTGCAGTCTGGAGGTATTGACTTAGAAGACGCTATAGATATTCGTCAAATTAAAAATCTAAAACTAGCAAATCAATTACTAAAACAAAAACGTAAAAAGAAATTAGCTAGAGAAAGAGCAAATCAAGAGAGAATGATAGCTGCTCAAGGTGAAGCAGCTGCTAAAACAGCAGAGCAAACTGCATTAGCAGAAACTCAAAAACAAGCAGCATTAACTCAACAAAAAGTTAGTATAGAGCAAGCTAAGTCTCAATTTGAAATAAGTAGAATGGAAACTGAAATGCAGATAAAAGCTAAATTAATGCAGCAAGAGTATGGTTATCAATTTCAATTAGCTCAAATAAAAACAGGAGCTGAAGGTTCTAAAGAGAAAGATATTGAAGATCGTAAAGATAAAAGATTAAAAATGCAAGGTACTCAACAGAGTAAATTGATACAGCAGAGACAAAATGACTCTAACCCTGTTGATTTTGAAAATACAGGAGAAAACAACTTAGGATTTAACATAGAAGAGTTAATGCCTAAAGTTTAATTATTTAATTATTTAATTATATTATATTATGTCAGAAAACACAACGACTCAAGAAGTCAAACAAGAAGGTGATTTTAAAATTAAAAAAAAGAAAACACCAAAAAACTTAGGACACCTTAGTGGTAATGATCCTGTAAAAGTAGATTTAACAAAACCAGAAGCAACAGGTGAAATTATACCAGATGTTGTAAAGGTTGAAATACCAAAAGAAGATAATGCCATTCGTATCGGAGAAACAGGAAGTGTTCCTGAAGAAAAACAAGCCGGAGATTTGGTTGAAGTGGACAAACAAATACAAGAGCCCAGCGAGGCTGTTGAAGAAGTCACCCCACTCCAAGAAATAACCGATGAAGAAGTTAAAGAGGTTAAACAAGAAGCTAAGGAAGCTGTAAGAGATCAGCAGATCTTAGGAAAACCTTTACCGGAAAATGTAGAAAAACTAGTTTCTTTTATGGAGGAAACAGGTGGAAGCGTAGAAGACTACGTGGCATTAAACAAAGATTACTCTAAGCTTAATGGCTCAGAGGTTTTAAAAGAATATTATCTTAAATCCAAACCACACTTAGACTTAGAAGAAATAGCTTTCTTAATGGAAGATAATTTTAAGTATGATGAGGATATAGATGAAGAGCGAGCTATACGTAAAAAGAAACTCGCTTATAAAGAAGAAGTTGCAAAAGCAAAACAATACTTAGAAAGTTCTAAGAGTAAATATTACGACGATATCAAGTTGAGACCGGGCGTAACTCAAGAACAGCAAGAAGCGTTAAGCTTTTATGACCGATATAAAGAGCAGCAAGAAAAAGCTCAAGCACAACACGGTGATTTTAGAGATCGTACTAAAAGATTATTCAATAAAGAATTCAAAGGTTTTGATTTTAATGTGGGGGATAAGAAATTTAGATACGGTGTTAAAGACCCAGCTAAGGTAGGTGAAACCCAAATAGATGTTCAGAATTTCGTAGGTAAGTATTTAGACAAAGACGGAAATATGATAGATCCAAGTGGGTATCACAAGGCTATGTACGCTGCAATGAATGCTGATAAACTAGCTCATCATTTTTACGAACAAGGAAAAGCGGATGGCATCAAAGGTGTTATTACAAATTCTAAAAATCCAGCGCAAGACGGACCTAGGCAAGTTGCCGATGGAAATGTTTTCATAAATGGATTAAAAGTAAAGTCGATTAGTGGTTTAGATTCATCAAAATTAAAAATAAAAACAAAAAAGTTTAACTAATTAAAATTAAAATTATGGCTTTATCCCCACAGTTTGGAAGTATAGTACCTTCTCAAACTCAACAATTACTTCAACAGAACTATCTTACATTCGATGGTGCTGCTGGTGGAAATTTTGCTCAGCAATATTTACCAGAGCTTTACGAAGCTGAAGTAGAAAGATACGGTAACAGAACGTTATCCGGATTTTTAAGAATGGTAGGCGCTGAAATGCCTATGACTTCTGATCAAGTAATTTGGTCTGAACAAAATCGTTTACACATATCTTATGCTGATTGTGCAATCGCTGCTAACTCTGGTGGTGGTGCAAATCTAGGTATTGATATTACTAACGGTGGTGCAAACACACAAGTGTCAAACGTTGTTTCTCCAGCCTCTACGGTTGTAGTTATGGACGACTTTGGTGGTGAATTAAAATGTTTTGTAGATGCTTCTAATAGCGCTACTGGTCTTATATCTGTACAACCTTATACTGCTGCTGATCTATCCGGTCTAACTGGTTTAGTTAAAGTATTTGTATATGGTTCTGATTACCAAAAAGGACAGAGTTCAGCTCAAGCTATTTCTGGTGCAAACGCAATTGGAGGTGCTAACCCTATGATTACTGTAAACCCTGCGTTTACTACTTTTAGCAACAATCCTATTATCATTAGAAGCCAATATTCTATCAATGGTTCTGACACTGCTCAGATCGGTTGGGTAGAAGTTGCTACTGAAGATGGAACAGGTGGTTACTTATGGTATTTAAAAGCTGAGTCTGAAACTAGACTACGTTTCGAAGATTACTTAGAAATGTCTATGGTTGAAGGTGAACTTAAAAACGCTGCTGTATCTCCTATTGCTGGAGCTGCTGGTGTAGGTATCATTGGTACTGAAGGTTTATTTGCTGCTATCCAAAACGGAGGTAACGTAGAAGTAGGATTTACTGCTGCTGCTGGTATCGACGCTTTCGACGCAATACTTAAAAACCTAGATACTCAAGGAGCTATCGAAGAAAACATGTTATTCTTGAACAGAAACACTGCTCTTGATTTTGACGATATGTTAGCTTCTATCTCTGGAGGTTATGCAGGTGGTACTGCTTTTGGTCTTTTCGAAAACTCTGAAGAAATGGCATTGAACTTAGGATTCTCAGGATTCCGTAGAGGTTCTTATGATTTCTACAAGACAGATTGGAAATACTTAAACGACGCTTCAACGCGTGGTGCAATGACTGGTCCTGCTTCAATTGAAGGAGTATTAGTTCCTGCAGGTACTTCTACTGTTTATGACCAAATCTTAGGTACAAACATTAGACGTCCTTTCTTACACGTAAGATACAGAGCTTCTCAAGCTGATGACAGACGAATGAAATCATGGCTAACTGGTTCAGTTGGTGGTGCGTTTACTTCTACATTAGATGCAATGGAAGTTAACTTCTTATCTGAAAGATGTTTAGTAACTCAAGCTAGAAACAACTTTGTATTATTCAAAGGAATCTAGAGTAAATTAATGTAATTCTTACCCTCGTTATATCAACGGGGGTAATTATTACTTTTATTAATTTTATTATATTATATCATGGAAAAAAAAGAAAAAATCCAACAAACTGGTTGGGAGATAAAAGATAGAAGATATTTTTTAAAAGATAACTCTTCACCATTAACATTAACAATACCTAGTAAGCATACAAAAAAACACGCTCTACTATGGTTTGACGAAGAAACAGGATCTCAAAGAGAGTTGAGATATGCTACAAATCAAGCATCTGTATTTGTTGATGAGCAAAAAGGTGAAGCAACAATGGGGCATATATCTTTTACCGATGGTGTTTTGCAGGTTCCAAAAGAACAGCAAGCTTTGCAGAAAATGCTATCTATATACCACCCTTTATTAGGTAAAAAATACCTAGAACACAAACCTCAAGCAATCGCTCAAGATCAATTAGCTGATTTAAATATAGAAATAGATGCATTAAATGCTGCTAGGGAAATAGAAATAGATCAAGCTGAAGCAATCATGAGAGTAGAGATTGGCTCTAGGGTTAATAAGATGAGTTCTAAAGAACTAAAAAGAGATTTATTAATATTTGCTAAAAACAATCCTAAGTTGTTCTTAGATTTAGCTAATGACGAAAACGTGATGTTGAGAAACTTTGCGGTTAGATCAGCTGAACTTGGAATAATTTTATTGTCTCAAGATCAAAGGCAAATATCCTGGGCGTCTAACGGTAGAAAACTAATGAACGTTCCGTTTGATGAAAATCCTTATTCAGCTTTTGCTGCTTATTTAAAAACAGACGAAGGTGTAGAAGTATTTAAATCAATAGAGAAAAAAATGATTTAACAGGTGATTATAATAATGGGTGATCACTTTGTGGTCACCTAATTATTAAAAAAAAAACATATAATGGCAATAAACGTAAATCAAGTTTATCAAACAGTTTTACTTATTCTCAATAAAGAACAAAGGGGATATTTAACTCCTGATGAATTTAATAGAATAGGCGCACAAGTGCAGCTTGAAATATTCGAGTCTTATTTTGAAGATTTAAATCAACAATTACGTGTGCCAGATAACGACTCTGAATACTCAGATCGTGTAAAAAATACGCAAGAAAAAATTGCGCTCTTTCAAGAAGCGGGCACGTGTCCTTACGTAGGCCCTTATTTTGGCGTACCAACAGTATCAGGTACTACCACATCTCAAACATTTAACACAACAACAGCTCAGCAGTATGTAGTAACTACTATTACAGCAGATGAATTAGACGCTGGGCAACCAAGCGTTACCTTAGAAGACGCTAATGGTATTCAACAACCTTTAGCTGAATTTACTGATTGGACTATATCTGGTCTTACACTTAGTTTAACTAACGTACCTACAGCTGGCAGAGCTTTAATATTAACAGTTAATGAGTTTGATTTTTATAAACTAGGAACTGTTATACATAAAGATGAAACACCTGTTCAATATGTTCAACCTAATGAATTATTAGAACTAAATTTATCACCTATAACAAAACCATCTACTTCTTTTCCTGTTTACAGATATAAAGATAGACAAATATTTGTATCACCAGCAACTATACAGAGTGATTTATCTTGTACTTACTTAAGAAAACCACTAAACCCAATGTGGAACTTTACAGCAACAGCTCCAGCTTATCAGTATATTTACAATGCTAGTAGTTCTGTAAACTTTGAATTACATCCAACAGAGCAAACTGAAATAGTATTAAGAATACTAATGTACGCTGGTGTCATAGTTAAAGATCCGCAGTTAATACAAAGCGCAGCTCAACAGGTTGCTATGGATAACCAAAACGAAAAAATATAAAACATGGCTATACAACCTCCAAATAACGGATTACTAAACGAAACTGGTCAACAATACTACCAAGGTGCTGAAGGTTTTGTAGGTGATGGGGCTAATAGAACCTTTACTACAACTTTTGATACTGACTTATATTTAGGTAATTGGAATCCTAGTGCTGAAAACTACGCATTAAATAATTTTAAAGTGTATACTAGTACTAGTGGTTTTCCTGGATCTTGGTCTGAATACATTACAGAGTTTTCTATTTCAGATAATTCAATTGTTTTTCCAGCCAATGCGATACCCGCTAATGGTTTGTATATAGTAGTTCAATTAAAAATACTAGATGGTGGTAAATACGGTTCTACGCCTGCTGAAAAAGCATATGGTCAAACCGTAGAAGATAACTATGGTAGTTACAAATACGTAAAACTAGTTGACATAGTAAATAACTTTTTAGTAGGATATGTTGGTACTGGTAAATTACTACCAGACGCTAAAAGAACAGATGTTATCTTTCACGCAAAAAGAGGTATGCAAGAATTTAGTTATGATACTTTAAAAAGTATTAAATCTTCTGAGTTAACAATACCTGAGGGTTTGACTCTAGTTCTTCCTCAAGACTACGTTAATTACGTGGCTATGTCTTGGATCGATGGGCAAGGAGTAAAAAGACCTATATATCCAGCTAATAATCTAACAATAAGTCCTTTCAATACTCAGTTGCAAGATAATCAAGGAATACCTACGCAAGATAATTTTGGTAATGATTTAGAGGGAACATCTATAGTTCAAGAAAGATGGCATAGCGCTAATGACAAGTTAATAAACGGGAGTTGGACAATGCAAGATTTCACTAATGATTTATGGGCTTACAACTGGGACTACCCAGGTTCTTTCTTTGGCGCAACAAGAGGCCAAATGTATGGAATGGATCCTCAGTACTCACAGTACAATGGCTGGTTTAATATGAACGAAAGAGAAGGTAAAGTATCTTTTTCAGCAAACTTAAAAGACAAGTTAATTGTTTTAGAATACATATCAGACGGCTTAGCTACTGATTTAGACACTAAGTTACCTAAGCTTGCTGAAGAGGCAATGTACGCTTATATACTTTATTCTATAATATCTACTAGAGCAAACCAACAAGAGTATGTAGTTCAAAGACTAAGAAAAGACAAGAGTTCAAAATTGCGAAACGCAAAAATAAGATTATCTAATATAAAGCTTGAAGAAATAGTACAAGTAATGAGGGGTAAATCTAAATGGATAAAATCATAATACATGGCAGAAGCTAAAAATACTTTTCTAAAATCCAAGATGAATAAAGATCTTGATGATAGAATATTGCCTAACGGTGAATATAGAGATGCTCTGAATATATCTGTAGGTAGATCAGAAGACAATGATGTTGGTTCGCTTGAGAATATATTAGGTAATATTTTAATCCCGCCTACAACCTCTAGCAATGCTAATTTAAAATGTATAGGTAAGTTTGAAGATGAAGTTGGTAATAGAATATTTCAAATATTAACAGACTATACTGATGTAGACGCTACTTGCCAAACGATAAATTATCCATCAGCATCTACTGCTGTAGAAATGAAAATAACTGTTCTTGATCTTAATAATAATACTTATAGTACTTTAGTTGAAGGTAAGTTTTTAAATTTAGCTAAAAACAGATGTTGGCAAGTTACAGGAATAAATTTAGTAGAGAATTTATTATTTTGGACTGATAATAGAAATCAACCTAGAAAAATAAACGTAACTACAGCTTTATCAAACCCTAACTATTACACTAAAGAAAGTCAAATATCTGTAGCTAAATATATGCCGACAAATCCTCCTGAACTTTATAAAGAGGTAGATACTACTGTCGTTACAATTACAGATACTAAGAATTTTATATTAGAAACAGTTACCGGTATATCTATTGATATGTTTGTAGTTTCCAATGCTGCTCAAAACGTAGGATCAGAAAGTATACTTGGTAGTGAATATATAAGAGTAACAGCTATAGATACAGTTACAAACACTGTAACTATTAATGCAGATCCTGCTACCGTTGTTGTTGTTGGGCAAAGGCTTAGGTTTATTGAAACTACAATGACAAACGAAAGTGGTAATACTAGTTGGCCTGGTGATCCTAGATATTTAGAAGATAAATACGTTAGATTTGCGTATAGGTTTCAATTTGATGATGGTGAATATTCTTTAATGTCTCCTTTTACCCAAATAGCATTTATACCTCAACAATCTGGATTTTTTCTAAATGGAAACGAAACACAGGCTTATGAAAGTACTATTGTTAAGTGGTTCGAGAACAACGTGGATAATGTTAAATTAAGAATACCTTTGCCTGGAGTCGGTACAAATCAAAACTTAGGAGGTAGTACCTCTAAAAACGTACTTACAGAATATAAGATAAAAAACATAGACATACTATATAAAGAATCAAATGGTTTAGTTGTTAAGGTTTTAAAAACCATATCAGGTACGACTATGGCTTCTGAAATGGACGAAGATGTTTATGTTTATGAATATCAATCTGAAAAACCATATAAAACGTTAACTGAAGGACAAACAACTAGGGTTTATGATAAAGTACCAGTTAGAGCATTAGCACAATCTGTTGCTGGTAATAGAGTTATATATGGCAACTTTAGAGACAAGCACACACCTTACGATACGCTTGACTACAACTGTACAGTGCAAGAAAAAAATGACTTGTATACTTCTTGGGCAGAATATCCTAATCACACAATAAAACAAAATAGAACTTATCAAATAGGTTTTGTTTTATCAGATAAATTTGGAAGACAATCCTCGGTTATTTTATCTACATACGATACGCTTTCAGCCTCTCAAGGTAGTACTATATTTGGCGGATCAACTGTTTTCCACCCGTACTACGACGCTAATGATTCATTAGATGTAAAGTCTTGGTTTGGTGACGCGGCTTTGCTTTTGTTAAATCAAACAATAGGTGATTTTACAATAGGATCTTCGGATCGTAATTTAGCTACAGGTGCTCCAGGTATATACGGAGAACCTCAAACATCTTGGGTTGTAGATAATAGCACTAATGATTCTTTAACTTATGACGCAGGTACTAACAGGTGGACATTAAGCTTCTCTACACCAACTATAGGTTCTTTACCTACAACAGACATGTATTTAAGAGGTGAATACGTAGACTACACTCAAGTACTAAGCATTAGTAGCGCAGCAGGGACAACTAGCATTACAACGCTTGATAAGCCAAATAGCTATTATTTATACTTAATAGAAAATACAGACACTGATACTAAGTTTGCTTACTTTATAAATCCATTAGGCTGGTATTCTTATAAGATAGTAGTTAAACAAAGAGAACAAGATTATTATAACGCATATCTACCTGGATTTTTAGATGGATATCCTGAGCAAATGACTCAAGGTAGCGAAATTCAATATGTGGTAGGCACAGACACAGCAGGTGATGCTTATTCTTATGCAGCAAACGCTAATGGTATAAATGAAATTTTATTTCCAGGTGGTGAACTAGACGATACCGCTCATGCTGTTTTAATAAACGATAATATAAATAAAATACCTAGAGATTTATCTGAAGTAGGACCTGATCAAAAACAATATAGAAGTAGTGTAGAATTATTTGGTAGAGTAAACAACTACGAGGGTAAATTTAATATAACAAACTGGAGTCATTCTGGTGGCCAGCCTGGTGGTGCTGGTGCTGATCAGGTAAATGAAATTAGATTCGATGGAGTTAACGATCCTACAAACACAACAGTGTTTTGTCCAACAGGTTCTTGTACAGGTCAAGAAAAAGCGTTAGAACCAGGTATGGCTTTGTTAATGGGCAAGTGTGAAATCTCGTACCCAGATTGTACGCCAACTAGTAACCCTCCTGCTTATCAAGATCCTCAGTTTTTCTCTAATGCTACTTTAATAACAAAAGTGGAATACGATGCTGTTGAAGATGAAACAATAGTTACATTTAGCCCAGGTGGTGCTATTAAAGCAGACGCTGATAATATAATAATAGAGTATGGTGACAACGAACAATATTACCCTACACAAAAACCTGATATTGCCTCTACAGTAGGTACTGCAGATGACTTAGGTTTTTATCAATACTCAGTAGATAATTTTAACGGTAGCGCAGCTAGAAACTTATATCAATTAGAAACAAATCCTATTATAGCTAGGTTTTCTACAAATCAAAAACTAGGTGTTATAGCGGCTGATATGGTACCTTGGTTGAGCATATATGAAACTGCCCCAGTAGATTCGTTATTAGATATTTTCTGGGAAAGCACGACCGGTTGGAATTATATTTCAGACATCAATCAAGATGTAGAAGCTGGATCAGATGCACCAGGTGGTTTTTCAGATGTAGGTTTTAAATTTATTGAAAATCAAAACTTTGACGGGCTAGATAATTTAATATTAACCGGTATTACAGGTGACCCAGCATCACCTTGGATAACAGATATATTTTATCCTCGTAATAACACAGGTGTAAATCTCACAAACACAACAGCGGTTATGACTGTTACGAATCTTGCTGGTAGTGATGTTTCTGGTGATTTTCAATTAGAACAAGTGCCTCAATCTTCACAGCAAGATGCAGGTGGTTATAGAGTTAAGTTTATAAACAGCAATCACGCTTTTTTAAATTCAGCAGCAACTGTAGAAAATTTTACTTTCTCTTTAGCTATAACTTATAACGGAGAAGTAACAACAAGAACTTTTCCAGGTAGACTACAAAACTTTACACCGTCATTTACACTTGCTAATTGTAGTGATTATATAACTGTAACTAGTCAAACAGAAACAGGAACTGTTATAGATTTTAATGCAGTTAATGGCACAACAAAATTAGCAGATGTAGGAACAGATTTGTTTTTTGATATAACAACCGGTAACAGCAGTAATTATTTTGTGTTAAATGGCACAACAGGTATACTTACTTTAAATCAAACTTTAGGTCAAAACGTTCCTTTAGGGGTTTATCCTTTAACTGTTAGAGTTAGAGACGCATATTTAACTAGCACTGGTGGTCCTCTCACTAATGCGGTGCCTGAGTACGCAACAATGCAAACAACATGCTCATTTACAATAACTGTAGGTCCTGAAATGGTTCCACCTTATTATCAAGGTGATTTTCAGAGTGAACCAATATGGACACAGGAAGCAAGTACTGTTCAAAATCCTTGTCAAGCTCCTGGTAATGGAGACTGTAACAGAATGGGGTATCAATCAGGCGTTATTGATCCTACTACTAACGCTGATGGTACTGGCGTTGGTTTAACTCCAGCCAGCGGTAATCCACAGTGTTTTGGTATTGGTGGTTTTTATTTTGGACCAAGACAAAACGGTGGCCCAGGCACAACACCACTTATTGTTAATGGAACTAATAATCAAGCGCCTAGTTTAGGTAGTGGTGAGGTTTATAACATGGTTAGTCAAGTTGAGGGTAGTATAGGTGGTCAACTTGGCTTAACACCTGTAGCATTAACAACTGGAGCAATGGTGATAACTGTTAATTTAGAAAATTTAATGGATTGTAATAACAATGAGTCGATACCAGCAAACAACTCAGAAATTCAATATGTTAAGATATTTCATAGAGCAGCTAGTGTAACCGCACCAAACCAAAACTCTTGGGTTGAAATCAGCGATGCTAATGCAGCAGAGCGCTCAAATAATAATGTTGGATCTTCACCAGCTTTTGATCTGAAAGCAGATGCTGTAAGAAGCTCCCCTGCAACAAAAGCTAACTCTGTCAGTACATCAGGTATTTTTTACATAGACGCTAATCAATTACCTGGTGAATATTTTATAGCTGTAAAAGCTATTAATAATATAGCTGCATCTGGAGTGCAGCAAGGATGTTGCGCTTGTGATTCGGGTTTTGGAGTTCAAGGGATGTATCAAGGTTACGCTTATATAACAGCTGAAGATGCTAATTTTGATTTTACAGGAGCAGCTCAAGATCAAGGTGTTTTATATAGTTATCCATATACAGTTCAAACAAACGGTGGAACAACCAGCACTTTTCCGAACGCAAGTTTGCTACCAATAGGAGCTCCAACAGACACAGTGTATGCTCACGCAAAGTATGGTAGTACTGTTAGACAATTCTTTAGTGATTCAACTTTATTAACTCCATGGGAGCCAAATCAAGGTGTTCAAGGTGATTTGTATCACACTTTCGAAGGAGGTTTAATTCAAAAATTCTACTGTGTTCAAGGAGGTAATTGCCAAGCTGGGGAATTCTACTGGACTGTTAATGATAATCCAGGTACCATTTGTTCAGGTTTTAGCACTTGGAATCCACCATCTGAACCTTCAAACATGAAACGTGCTAGCATGGTAGTTTATAAAGGAAAATTTAGCGCAACTGGTGAAGTCGTAAATGGTTATACAATAAGCGATCCTAATTACCCTAGTGATTCAGCAACAGTTATTCTAGCGCAATCTTTTGATGGTACAGGTACTGTTAATGGTTCTACAAACGTAAAACCTGGAGGTATACCAGTAACTCGATTCGCGGGAATGTCTGGTTCAGCGGCAAACATTTGCTAAGTAATAAATTAAAAAAATAAGTGATAATATAATATGGCGGCAACTATTGAAATAAACTATTTTAACTCTTTTTGGATAAAGAAGATGGATTCTATAGCAGAGGTTAGGCCTAATACTGGTATAATAGATGTAGATGCTAATAGCGCTACTCAAACAATTACTACTTATGTTCCTGATTTAGGTTATGGACAAAGGGTTTATGCTAAAGATGCAAATGGAGTTGATGTGGTAGGATTTCCAAGTAAAGTTTATTTAATATCCTCTTCAATGAGTGCATCTCCTTATACAGTTACTTTGTCTGAACCTGTAAATTTAACAGCTACAGATGTTTTAATTTTTGGTCCTATTGAATTATTTACTGAAATACCTAGAGTTTACTCAAGTGATCCAACAGACTGGTACGCTGAAGAAGCTAGGATAAGAGGAGGTTACAACAACACAAATGTGGACTTAGGTGTAAAAGCTTATTTAGTAGAGGACAACGCTTCCCAGAACAATAGATTTAATTCTATGATATATTCTGGAGTTTTTAATTCTAGAACAGGCGTTAACAATACTAATCAATTTTCTGTAGCAGATAACATCACTAGAAGCGTAGACCCTTCTTATGGTTCTATACAAAAACTTTATGCCGAAGATACTAACTTAATTATATTTCAAGAATTAAAAGTAAGTAAAGCACTTATAGATAAAGACGCTATATATACTCAAGAAGGTCAACCATTACAAGCGGCTTCAAACGTAGTGATAGGTGGCATAGTACCTTATGCTGGTGAATACGGAATAAGTACAAATCCAGAAAGCTTTGGTGTGTTTGGATATAGAAAGTACTTTGCAGATAGAACTAAAAATCTAATATTAAGATTATCACAAGACGGTATTACTGAAATATCTATGTATGGTATGATTGATTTCTTTAGAGACAATTTAGCTGGCGCAGGTAGTTTACCAATAGTTGGTGGTTACGACATGCACAATAAACAATACATCGTTTCTATAGGTGGAGCTGAAGGTTTAGTTAAAAATGGTTTTGATCCTGAGACTGTCGCTTTTGATGAAGCGGTAAAGGGTTGGACTAGTAGATTTGATTATTTCCCAGATGCAATTGGAAGTTTAAGAAATAATTTATACACTTATTATGAAGGTGAAATATGGCAGCATTATTCTACAAGCGTAAACAGAGCTCAGTTTTATAATACAACTCACACATCTAGTGTTAATCTAGTGCTTAATCCTTCACCTTCGGTTGTTAAAAACTTTAACACTATTAACTACGAAGGTAGTGGTGGTTGGATCATGGAGTCATTGACAACTGATCAAGATGTAGCTTTACAAATATCAGAATATCAACTATCAACAACACTAGCTGACTTGCAAACATCTTTATTTACTAACAATTTTAAAAGAAAAGAAAATAAATATTTTGCTAATTTATTAAACCTAACAGCTGTACAACAAGGTGAGGTTTTATTTGGACAAGCTGTGACAGGTGTTAAAGGTTTTACCTCTGAAGTAAAGTTTACTGTTCCAACAGCGAACCAGTCAGCACAAAGAGAATTATTCGCAGTTTCTAGCGAATTCAATAGATCATCTTATTAATTAAATACAATTAAATGAAATTAACAGCAAGAAGACTAACTGAAGAAGACTATAGTACTATTGTAGAATGGTGGAAGTCTTGGCCAGAATGGGAACCTTTGTCACAAGAAATGTTACCTGAAAACGGTACAGGTGGAATTATAATAGAAAAAGAAGGTGAACCTATAGTAGCAGGTTTTTTATACGGAACAAATTCAAAAATAGCTTGGATGGAGTGGATTATATCAAATCCAAAGTATAGAATTAAAAAAGACAGAGAGCAAGCTATATTATTATTAATAGATTCATTAGAGCAATGGGCTTATGATGGAGGTTTTAAATTAATACTTAGTATAGGTAGAAGCAAAAGTCTAATAGATAAACACAAGAAATTAGGGTACACGGTGGATGAAAATCCATCACATGAAATAATTAAAAAAATAAGATAATATGGCAGCAGTAGCAGCAATCGGAGCTGGAGTTTCCCTTATTGGAGGAGCAGTGTCAGCTAACCAGGCAAAAAAAGCAGGTCAAGGAGCTCGTAATGATGCTAATAGGGCTAGAGCAGAAATAGCAGCGATTAAAGCTGCTAGAGTTGATATAGTTAATCCTTATGCAAATCAAGTTAACCTATCTGGATTAGCTGAGAATTTGTCTGGTATGATGAATAATCCATTTTCTAGTTTAGGTGTAGCGACTCAAGCCGCAGAAATTAAAATGGAACAAGCTGATATAGCTTTAGCTAATACGTTGGATACAATAAAATCTACAGGTGCTGGCGCTGGTGGAGCAACCGCTTTAGCTCAAGCTGCCTTAGCTAGTAAGAAAGGTGTTGCTGCAGACATTGAAGCTCAAGAGGCTAAGAACGAACAACTAAGAGCACAAGGCGAAGCATCGCTTCAAGCTATGAAGGTTTCAGAGGAACAGAGACTACAAGGTATAGCAATAGCAGAAGGTCAAAGATTACAAGCTGGTGAAGCCGCTGGTAAGACTTTCCAAATGCAAATGGAAGAAGCTAGATCTAATGCTGATTTAGGGTATGAAGCTGGTAACTTAGCAAACGCTATGCAATCACAATCTAACGCAGCTGCTGCGGAAGCAGGGGCATGGGGATCTGCTATATCAGGTGTAACAGGTATGGCTTCAGCTGGTTTAAATTATAAAGCTGCAACCGGATAAATAAAAAAATAATTACTATGAGCGCATACGACAATCCTAAATTAATAAACGATAAATCAGCTTTAGCTTGGGCAGCAGCTGCACAACAAGTCAGTCAAGCTGTAGTCACAGGTTATCAGAATTATGTAGATTTTAAAATTAAAAACGCTGAAACAGCTAAGAAAAAACAAGAAGTATTTGATTTAGCTTGGAACGAAGCTTCATTAAAAGCTTACGAAAATGCTGACAAGACTTACGAAGATCTTGAAGACGCTGGTTTAGAAAACTCTTTAATAGACAAAGGTAAAGAAACACAAGTTAGACTAATGGAAGGTGTTGGTAAACCTGGTGACGATGATTATGTAATGGGTTCTATAGAAGCTCAAACTATTTTAAAAACTAGAGGAGGTTTAGATAAACAAGAAAGAAAAGATCTAAATGATAAAGTTTCTGCTGCAAATAAAAACTTAAGAGATTTACAAAACGATGCTGGTATAATACTATCAGACGTACAAGATGTAGAATTATATAAAGATGGACCAGGTCCAGGTCGTGAATCAAACTGGGAAGGTGGTAATTTTCAAGAACAACTAGGTACTCAATTAGCAGCTTTTAGTTTATCGAACATTTCAGCTGAAGGAATGACTGTTGATAGCAAAGATTACAGGAGATTAAGTAACGGTGATAGAGTAGTAGAAGTTGTAACCACAGTTGCAAAAGGTTCTAAAATATTAAAAAGTGGTTTAGGAGAAGGTGGTTGGTTAACAGAGGCTAAAAACAAAGACGCTAATAATGCATATAAAATAAATGATGATGGTAGTGTTACTTTTACGTGGAAGAAAAACATGAAAAACTGGGACGGTCAGTTATTAAAAGCGACTGAAGCAGCCACTGATGGAAATCAAACTTTAGTAGATGCTAATATACTAGATAAATCAAAAGGTGAAGTAACAGCTAGTTTTAAAACGGCTTGGACGCCTGTTGGAGATACCATACGTACAGATGCTGGTAAAGTTAGAACTTTAGTCGCGTCTGAATTTATAGATATGAAAGGTATAAATAAAAGTTTAGAAAAACAATTAGACGGAAGATTAGCTAGTTTATATGCTTTACCACCTAGAGATAAGAAAGCTTATATGGAACAACGCTTAGAAATGGGTGATATTAATATTAACGAGTTTGTCCAACTAACAGAAGAACAGCAAAAATCGTGGTTAAGGTTAGCTGAAATAAATAAAATACGAGAAGACGCCGGATTAACTAGCTCTATGAATATTGACCAGTTAATGGCAAGTACAAATCCAGATACTAATAAAAAGTATACTCGTGAAGAAGCTGAAGATGAAGTGGGTGAAACACCTGGCTTTGGTTTTGTTAGAAAAGAATTAACAGACGATGATATAAAACAGCTACAAGAAAGAGGTCTTACTAATTACAAAGCTGGTGAATATGGTTACTTCAAAGAATCAGCTCCATCTGTATCTTATGCTCCACAAGGTTCTAAAGGTTTGACGGCGAATCAACAAACAGCCTTGTCTAATAAAAACGCTCAAGTAAATAGATTTGAAAATACAAACTTTAGAGGTGATATATTTAGTGCAGCTATGTCTGGTAGATTATCTAAACCACAAGCTGGTGATAGAAAAATAATGTCTTCTGGAGATAATTGGAAACCAATGATATGGGTGAAGTCTAGTTCAGAAGGTGTAACAGGCGCTGGTGCCTGGGTAACTTCAAAACACAATGGAAAATCCTCATTTACTAACGATGAAAGAGTGCAGTTAACAGATTACATTGACTTATAATAAAAATAAATAAATATGTATGTAAACCCAGAAACGGGACAACGATACACATATGACGAGCTAGTGGGTCTAGCTGGTGGTGTAGAACTTGTTGATCAATATATAAGCCAAAATGGCCTAGCTGAACTAGGTGATGTTGAGGAGATTGAAACTGAAAAAATAGATTTTCAACAAGTCACTGTACCAAATGCGGGTGCAAGTGTAGTGACGGATATAGATCCAGCACCCGAGAGTACGGAATTAGATTTGGAAAATATTTCTTTGGCCTCAGCCACAGATGTATTTGATGAAGACCCTTTTAAAGAATTAAAACAAGCTAAGGCTAATCTAGCTCATTTTAATAACGAACTATTTGATCCCAATAATGGTAGAGCAGGTTTAGGTGCTAGAAAAAAATTAGAAAAACTAGTTAAAGACGCTCAGACTAAAATAGAGCAAGGAGATATAAACTTAGAAATACCTGAGACTATAATAAGAAAAGGTAACGAAGAAGTTATACTTGCTTTACAAGGTGAATTTTCAGGTATTGTTTTTGATGATAACTCTTATTTTTTAGATGACAAAATTACAGCTAATCTAGGTGGTGATAAAGTTACATTAGACTTAAATCCACTTACTGAAAAAGGTGAAAAAGAATTCTTTGAGAATTATAAGAAAATACAAGAATACGAAAAAACAATTAAAGCCAAAAACGCTTTTGAACAAGGTGCGTTTTCTAATATAATGAACGCTTTTGATAGCGGAGCTTTAAACGTTGAAGACGTTAATGATAATTTAAAAGATACCCCTTATACATTTGAACCTGTAGAACAGGAAGGTCTTGTGATAGGTTATGAATTAAAACAAAACGGACAAGTAGTAGCTAGTGATATATTTAATCAAGAAATAGAAAGTCCAGTAAGAACAGGTAATACGGATAGTATAGAAAACTATATAGCTGAAAACTTCACTAAAGAAGATTTATCTAAGTCTATGGCCAACATGTACCCTTTGTTATCTACTCATTTAAAAACTTTAGATCTTGAAGAGACAAAACGTATTGATGCTGTAAATAGTAAGCCAGACGAAGAACTTTTTGATTATGATGTTTTATCTGGACAGTTTTCTAAACTTGCGGATATATTAAAAAATAAAGAGTATTTTACAGAGGCAGAACAAAAAGCCATAGATTATATGCTTAAGTTTTCTGCTAATCCCGAGGGAAGAGGTGAATATGTAGACTCTGGAAGTATGTTAACAGAAGACGAGTTGGTAATGCTTACACCTGAAGAACAATTAAATTATGTACGTAATCTAGATTTTTTAGATACTATGCAGTTTGCTGACGAAGGGGTTAGAATTGATAGTGCTGCTTTAAAAGAAAAACTTTTAAATAACAACTTGTGGTCTAACGCTATAGACTACTCTGTTAAAACACAAAGAGAAGGGGCAATTGCTAAAGCGAAACAAACAGCTGCTGAATCTGTTATGTATGATTATGACAGAAGAGAAAGAGAGTTGGTTAGAATAGGCTTGCTTGTGCAAAATGCTGGATATGACGTTATAAGAGATGAGATTAAAAGCGAAGCAAAAATAATTCAAAACTATAATGATACTACAAGTTCTATTATAGAAGGTGAAATACAATTAATAGCCAACAGCTTAAAAGATATACCAGCTAAAATAGGTTACACCAAGACAGACGGTATTGTAGACAATACTTTATTTTTTAATTTAGAGGCTACAGAAGAATTAACAGAAGGGCAACAGCAGTTATACGACGAGGCTAACGCACGTTTAATAACCCTACAAAACACATTAGGAAGATTAGAATCTGATTACAAAAAAACAGTAGGAAACTACGTTAATCACGTTGCTGAAGCTGCTCAATTTAGAGAAGGCACTAACGTTGTTGTTGGTAAAGACGAAGAAGGTAAAGACGTAAAAAGAAATATACTAGACGAATTTGGTAATGTTTTTAAAGAATATGAAATAGGTAGTTTAGTTGCTAAAGACTTTACAGACGCTAGTTATAATATAGCCTTAGCTTTACCTACTTTATTTAATTCTGAATGGGCTATTAATGAGCAAAAAGCTTTACAAAGAAAAGAAGAATACTATAAATCATCAGCAGCATATGATGATGCGTTTGGTGAAGGTGAATTTGGTTTATATTCTGTAAGAACTTTATTTCAACAAGCGCCAAATATAATATTAGCTATTGGTACTGGATCTGCAGGTAATGCCTTAAAGCTTAGTGATGGTTTAGTTAAAACATCTATAGCGTCTACGTTTGGTGTGACTTCTGGTACGGACATGTATAGGAATCTTAGCATTCAAGCTGATCTTTTAGACATGGCAAACAAACAAGTTGAAACTCTTAATAATTTATGGGAGGCTGGTAGAATAGATCAATTTGATTATTCTCAAGGATTACTTGATGCAGAGAAAACTATAGCAATGGGTGAAATGACACCGTTTCAAATAGGCGCTGCTTCAGTTGCTACGGGTATAATAGAGGGTGGAGTTACTTATTATATAGGTTCTGCTAATAACACCTTTAAGTTTTTAAAAGATGTTAAAGGACAAGGTCAAATTAATATATATAATCTATTTAACAAACCAAGTTTAAACGCTTGGGGAAGTTTTGCAATAGAAGGTGGTAAAAGAATTGGTGGTGAACTAGTAGAAGAAAATCTTATATACGGTGGAACACAAGGTATATCTGAATCTTTAATATTACAAAGAGACGCTGATTGGTCTCAGTTTGACGACACTACTTTAGCTACTCTTATAACAGCTGGATTTGCAAACACGTCTGGAATAGCTACATCAGCTATAACTGAAATGTCGGCTACTAAAAAGTTTAGAGAAACAGTAAACAAAGCTACGTCTGAGATACAAGAAATGGTTAACCTAATGAATGGTCCAGGTGTTAGTCAAAATCAAAGAAAAACATTTACCGCAGCTATAAAACAAAAGCTTATAGATATAGGAGCTGAGCAAACTGCTTTAGGCGTAGATGTAATTGCTTTAGGTTCTGAAAATGTAGTTGACTTAGTAGGTTTAAATGTATTAAAAAATAATTTACTTAGTGAAGCTGGCGTTACTCCTGATATGGATTCTAGCCAAGCTCAAAATCAAATTGATAACTACAAAAAAGAAAAACTAACTACTACTGAAGCAGATAGGTTTGATCAAAACTTAAACAGTTTAGATACAAATATAAACTCTATAAAAGAAGGTAATAAAAACTATGACAATGTAGAAACGTTATTAGGTGATGCAGGTAAAAAAGCTAAATTAAACTTAGATGAAAAGACCCCTAACTGGAACGGTAAACTAGACAAGAGACAAGAGTTAGCACAAGTTGTAGAAGAAATACATAGAATGGAGACTGAGTCTTATGTTAATAAGGCTAAAGAAGATACTGAAATACAGAAAGAGTGGGAGCAGTTAAAAGAAAATGCAGCTTCTAAATATGAAGGTGATAAAAGAAAAAAAGAATATAAAGAAAGAATAAACGCTTTACAGGATGCTTTCTATGCTCAAAGCGGTAGATCTTTATTTGACCAAGACACTAGAGTAGTAACTGTATCTAGTGATATAGACTTTAAGGCAGATCAATTAATGGCTCGTGAAAACATAGGCGCTTTAAAAATAATTGAAATACCTAAAATAGAAGATCAGATAAGTTACTTATATACACTAGCTGAGAACGGTAAGATAAACCCTAAAGACATAAGTCTTTTCACGGACAAGTTAAAACAAGGTGGGAATGGTTTTATTGTAGACAACGAATATATTACAATAAATAAAGAGGCGGCAGATCAAGCTATGGAAAATGGAGACATTAGAGCTGGCGTTGTTGTGTACCATGAGATCAGTCACGCTATCGATGAATCTTACTTTGACACTAAAGAAGAGTTTAATAAGTACACAGACAACCTCTACAAAGCCACATCAACTAGTGAAAGCCCTATATTAAGATCTTTAAATACAAAAGTTGAAAATGCTTTGTTAAGTAATGAAGAATATTCAAATGATGCTAGAAATGATAAAGGCGAATTATTACCTTTTAACGAAAGAGGTGATACGTTTAAAATAGAGTATGCTGCAGAAATGCAATCACTTAGTTATGCTTTAGAAAAAGAATTAAACTTAGAAGATACTTATGGTACTCAAAATATACTAAGTAAGCTAGCTAATAGAGCTGGCTTTGGATTGAAGGTGAATACACCTGAGAAAGCTTTAAGTTATTTAATAGGAAACAATGCAGCTTTTAGAAGAGGTGAATTTACCTCTCAAGTTAGAGCAAAGGTAGGTAAAGAAGGTATTAAACCTAGACAAGGAGTTAATGACTCTAAGCAAATAGCTGATAGAATAAACATTAAATTTAAAGGCAAAGAAAACTTTAAATCTATTCTACCTGAAGACGTAGATGCTATGGTTAATAAAGTTGCTAATAGAGCTTGGACTAGATTTGGTAGCTTAGTACCGTTTAACATAAGAGAAGTACACTACAGTAGAAGAACATACTTAGATCACGCGAAAAGTAAACTTCGTGAGATAGCATTAAAATGGGATCCAGATTTAGCAACCTTCAATAGTTACATGGCTAATACTGGTATGCAAAGAGCTAATGCATTTGCCACGGAGCTAGGTGTTCCAAAAGGAAAAGCCAATGTTAGAATAGGTGAAGATAATGCGGCTGAAAATGTTCAGTCAACAGACAATACAGAAACCTTAAACAGAAGAGCCGAAGTAGAAGCTAAAGAAGTAAAACCTACTTTAAAAGAAAAAGTAAAGTTTTCAAACCAAGCAGAAGTAGAAAGTAAACTAGAACAAAAACTAGGTAAAGAAATTAGATATAGATTACCTAAATATAACGCCGACACTACCACAAAACAAAAAACTGATTTTGTAAATGAGTTAGGAAAAGGAATGCAAGGATCTTTTAAAATTGTTATAGATGCAATGGGTGCTAGAAATAAAACCATAAATCTATACGAGCAATTTTTAAATGAAAACTACACTACACTGCTAGGGCCAAACGGTCTTACAACTACATATCTAGCAAAAGCTTTTCCTTTGGCTGTAGAGAAGTATGTTAACGGCATGGGTTGGGTTAAGTATGATAAATGGAAAGGTAGAACAAAAGGCAGTAAAGACGGGCAAATAGATTTTTACAGGTCTACTGAACTAGGTCCTATGGCTGGTAGCACCGCTGGTAATCAAAAAATACGAAGAGTAAAAGATATTAAAAACGCTATACCTTTAGCGAAATTTAAATCTAAATATATTAAACTTGATAATGGTAAGTTAAAAATACCTCAAATGCCTACAGAAGCTTTAGCTAAACAAATAGCTCAAGAGATAGGATTAGACATGTTTAATGAGCAGATACAAGATGTTAATAGTGAAATAAGAAGAGACTTTATAGAACGTCAAGAGTTTTTTGGAGCTGACATACTAGACAATTACGTAGAGCAATTAATGTATGATGTTTCTAGACCAAGTGTTAAAGATCAATTAGCTTTATTTACTGACGGCGAAAGAACAGACTGGTTGGATAATAGAACTAGGTTTTATGATGAAGTTAAAAGATTAAACCTACAAGAGTTAACCTCTACGCAGATTAAAACAAAATTAAAAAATGCTCATAAAGCTGTTTATGGTAATAGGTTTACAAATGAACAACACATAGGTGTAGCAAATCAATTTGGTAACTTACTTGT